CCAATCTTCTAGGAACTAGAGCATGGGGTTTATACATAGCTCCTGAATGTTTAGGAGCTCCTGGATTAGTTGATAAAATAAAGAAAGAAGAATGAAAATAATAATCAGTGATCCTGGAGATGAACAGGAGAGCATAATAATACAAATATGAAAAGCAAAGATGAAATAGAAGATAGAACTGCTGATATTGATGAAAATATGCCAGGAGAATTTATAAAAATAAAAGAGGAATTTCAAAAGAAAGAAAAAGAATTTTGGGAAAAGAAAGACCTAGAATTTGAAGAATACTCTACTAGAATAGAAAAAATAATGTGGAGAGGTATTGGAATATTTGGACTAATAGTCTTTGTAGCAGTACTTATATGGGGAATAGTTAATAAATAATTAATTTAATACTTATAAAATGGATAAAAGAGAGAAAATTCAAGAAGAAGCTCTAGCTTCCTGGCTTAATAATAAAAAGAAAGGAACTTTAGAGTTGATAACTGGTCTAGGAAAGACCAAGATAGCATTAGATGCTGTTAGACTTTATCCTAAAAATGCTAAGATATTATTCTTAGCAGAAACTACAGGTAGAGAATTAGAATTAGAAAATGAACAACAAAAATGGGGATTACTTGGCTATGATATAAAGTTTGCTTGTTATCAATCTGCTTATAAGTGGAAAGATACTGAGTGGGATTTAGTTATAGCTGATGAAATTCATGATAGTCTTACTCAGCAGTACTCTAAGTTTTATACAAATAATAAGTATAATGCTATTATAGGCTTATCAGCTACTGTAGACCGTAGAGCTATAGTAAATGAAGAAGAGCAGATACTTAAAGGACATCTATTAGATAAAATAGCACCAGTATGCTATTCTTATGGGATAGATGAAGGGCAAGAAGATGGTACATCAAGAAAGCTTGATGTATATGTAATTAATCATAAGTTAGATATCACTAAGAAAAGTGTACAAGGAGGTAATAAAGCTAATCCTTTTATGCAAACTGAGTGGGCGGCTTATAATTACCGTGACCAAGCTTTTAAGAAATCTTTAAGACTATCAGGAGATGCTAAAGAGTTTAGAATTAGAATAACATCTGCTTCAAGAGCTAAGCTTCTATATGAACTTCCAAGTAAAGTAGATGCTACTAAATTGCTGATATCTAATATACCAGGCAAAACTATTGTCTTTGGTAATAGTTTATCAGCATTAGAGAGTATTACTCCTAATGTAGTAAGTTCTAATAATACTGATAAACAAAATGATGTTATTAGAGAGAAGTTTGATAAAGGTAAAACTAATATCATAGCTTCTTTTAAAAAGCTTAAACAGGGTGCAAACCTTGTAGGGTTAGATAATGTTATTATACATTCTTATTATTCTAAATCTAAAGATTTAATACAGCGTATTGGAAGACTTAGACAGAATGGTGAGATAGGTAGAGTGTTTATTTTTGTAACATTTGGTACTCAAGAATGCAAATGGTATAATATGATGTTTGAAGATACTTCTTCTTTAAATATTGTTAATTGTAATGATGTAAATGATTGTTTAGCTAAACTTAAATAACTATGTATGATCCATATTCTATTAAGAAAGAGATGACTCCTTATGTAAGGAAAGATTTGGACTTATTAAAAGAAAACTTGGATAAAGCATTTGGATTTAATATTTTGACTAAATCAAATAAAAGAATATTTGTAGATGCTCGTAGAGTGTTTGTAAATATTCTTAATGATAAGTATGACCTTAAAACAAAAGGTGCAACAGTTAAGTTGTTAAGTACTCCTTTACTTGCAAAATATATAGGAGTAAGTAATCATAGTTCAGTATTACATTTACTTAGAAATTTTGATTTTATTATAAAACATAATTCAGAGTTAAAAACTATATACCAAGCATATTCTTATATAAATAAAGACTTTAATAGTGTAGAATCTGTATTACTAAAAAAGAAATTACATTATATGGAGTTAATAAATCAAATTGATAAACAATTAGAAGAATTAGAAAATGCCAAGAAAGAGAAACTTAAAAAAGAAATTACCAGAGGACAAAGTAATTAATTATATTAAAAAGGCTAAAGAACAAGAAGAAGAAAAACAATTACAAAAACAAATAACAGAGTATGAAAAATACGAGATACTTAAAGAAGGAAATATTCCTAAATATCTTACTGATTATTGATAAATAATTGTTATTTTTGATATTGTTCAAAGGCTGGACACAATTAAATTTTATTAGCAAATGGAATTAGACATTAAACTATTAGTGGAGGCTAAATTGACTCCTAATTCTTATGTCTACTTATACTATTTGGTACACAAAATGTTAAATCCTATTACTATGGATATTAACCTTAAGTCTTTAGAATCTAAAGGATTTATAAAGATTATGGAAAATAAAATTATAGCTCGTAATAAAGCTGTAAAGTTAGTAGAAGGAGAGCCTTATGTGTACCAAGAAGAAGTATATAGAGTAGAAGAATGGATACAAGAATGGAGAGAGTTATTCCCTAAAGGAATTAAATCTGGTGGACATCTTGTAAGAGGTAGTAAACAAGGTTGTACTAAGAAAATGAAAGCTTTTGTAAACAAAACTAAAGACGTTACAAAAGATAAGATTTTTAGAGCAACTAATAGATATCTTTCAGAAAGAAGAGCAAACAGATATTCTTATTGCAAAGTAGCAGACTATTTTATTAGTAAAGATGGTATGTCTATGCTAGAGTCTTATATTGAGCAATTAGAGGGATCTGTTTCTGATTTTGATACTAACACAAATAATATGACAGAAGATGTCTAGTATTATAGATAGTGTTATAAATAACATCAAAAGAGGGCAATTAGGTCTCAATAAAGGGCTCCCTATGGGATTTGAAAGATTAGTAAATTATATTCCCGGTATTCAACAAGGTACATATTATCTTGTTGGAGGAGAAACAGGTAGTGGTAAAACAGCTTTTACAGATGATGCTTTTGTATATAATCCTTATGATTGGTATAAAGCTAATCCAGAGTCTAAGACATCTCTTAAAATATTCTATTGGTCTTTAGAGATTGATAAGGATATTAAGATGACTAAGGCTGTTTGTAGAAAGCTATTCTTAGATTATGGTATGTTAACTGATGTAAACTTTGTTCTTTCAAGAGGAAAGAATAGAGTAAATCAAGAAACATATGATGCAGTAGTAGGAGTAAGAGATTACTTTGAAGAAATGGAAGATGTTCTTACTATTATTGATGCTAATGAAAATCCTACCGGGATAAACAAATTTATGTTAAATCACGCTAGAGCTAATGGTACTATTAAATACAAAGTAGTAAACAATGGGAAAGAGAATATTTCTGTCTTTGATAGATATACTCCTGACAATCCTGATGAATATACTTTGTTAGTAATAGACCATATTTCTCTTATGAAAAGAGAAAGAGGTTTTAATGTGAAAGCTAATGTAGATAAGATGAGTGAGTACCTCATCCCTTTAAGAAATAACTTTGGGTATATACCTGTAGTAGTTCAGCAGTTAAATAGGTCTAATACGGCAACGGATAGATTTAAGATGGACATGGTAGAACCAAAGTTAAGTGACTTTAAGGATAGTGGTAATACTCAGCAAGATGCTAATGTTATTTTAGCTTTATTCTCTCCTCATAGACATGAGATAGAGAATTTTAGAGGCTATGATATCAAAAAACTAAGGGACAGATTTAGGTCAATAGGCATTCTTAAAAATAGAGATGGCCCTTCAGATGTAAGGATAGGACTAAAGTTTATTGGAGAAGTAGGACAATTCTCTGAATTACCTTTATTAAAAGAGTTTAAGAGAAATCCTGAACTCTATGATACAATATTAAATTTAAAAATACCAAATTAAAAATGAGTGAACTAATTGGAGTAGTAGGAGAAAGTGGTACAGGGAAATCCACAGCGTGTAGAACGCTAGACCCTAAGAAAACAGCAATATGTAATTGTGTAGGTAAACCTTTGCCAATCAAAGGTTGGAAGAAGAACTATACACTTTTCAAAGGAACAGAAGGCAATTATTATGCTTCTGATGATTCTAAGAAAATTATACAGTTTATGCAAAAGATATCTGATGATAGACCAGAAATAACTGAGTTAGTTATTGATGATTGGCAGTATACTATGTCTAATGAATTTATGAGAAGAAGTTCTGAAAAAGGTTTTGAGAAATTCACAGAGATAGGTAAACATGCTTGGGAAATTCTTAATAAAGGAAAGGCTTTAAGAGAAGACCTTAAAGTACATATCTTAACACATTCAGATACTGTACCAGGAGAGTTTGGAGGTAAGCCAACTATCAAAATTAAGACTATAGGTAAGTTATTAGATGATAAAATTAATCCAGCAGGATTATTTACTATTCTATTATTTACTGATGTACACAAGAAAGCAGATGGTGTTATGGACTATAGGTTTGTCACTAATAATGATGGAACTTATCCAGCAAAAAGCCCTATGGGAATGTTTGAAGATACTTATATCCCTAATGATTTGGGAGCAGTATCTACAGCAGTAGACGAATTTTACAATTAAATTATTTTATTAATCATTAAATCTAAAAAAAACAATGGATTTTAACACAAAAGGCCATGAGGCCAAAGAGAAAGGAAATTATGTATCAGCATATATTAAACCAGGAATAACTGTAGCTAAAATTACAGAAATAGTATATCATCAATCAAGAGGTGGTACAGAAGGGTTTAAAATTATTCATACAGGAAAACCTATGGAGGATCTTGACGGTAAAGGGCAAATTGCTGAAACTACTTTATGGGCTAGTCCTAAAGCTTGGGAATTTACTAAAGATAAGTTCTGTATTATGGCAGATAAACTTGGAGTACGTGATGCTTTAGATGCTATACAGGCAAGTAATGCTGAAGAGTATGCTGCAGGCCTTAATTCAGTATTTGGTCCTACAGGCCCTGCTAGATGGAAATTTATTGGGGAAGAAATTGAAGGTAAAATTGATGAAGCTTCTGGCAATAAGAAAAATAATTGGTTTAAAGCATCTATGGGAATGTTTGGATTTGTTGAGCCTCTTAGTGTATCAGAAGAAGCATCAGAACTTAAATTTGATGAAACTGATAAATGGGATATGAAAAGATTAGCTCCTTCAGATATTGAAAGTGATTCACCTTTTAAAGAAGCTGAAACAACAGAAACTGCAGAAGACTGGTCATAAATCATGTTTGGAACTAAAGGATATATAGCAAGAGATGCTCTTACCAAAGAGTCTCTTTTGTCTTTAGTTTCCCAATATGATGTATTCAAATACTATATACCTACTTTCAAAGTAATAGGACGTAAATTTTGCTCTGACTTACGTAAAGATAGATCACCTACTTGTTCTATCATTAAGATTTCAGGGGGAACTTTAATATATAAAGATTTTGGGAATGGTGCCTCTTATACATGTATAAGGTACGTCCAATCTAAGTATAATCTAAAGTACCCTGATGCATTAATGAGAATAGCTCATGATTTTGGGCTATCCAAGTACAATGTTAAGGAACTACAAGAACGTAAAAAAGTTTCTGATGAAACTATAGTTAAAGCAGACCATGCCCCTATACAAATTAAAATAACTTCTATACCTTTTACAAGAAATGGACTAATTTATTGGCAAGAGTATGGAGTAAATGAGAGTCTGCTTAATCTCTTTGGGGTTAAGCAGATTTCTCATTTTATTATTAATGGGTATCAAGCAAATGTCCAAAAAGAGATAGCATTTGCATACTGTTTTGGGAAATATAAATATAAACTATTACGACCAAAAGCAGAGGTAAAAAATAAATGGAGAAATAACTGTAATTCTAGTGTAATACAAGGATTTAAACAATTACCTAAGAGTGGGGAGTTATTAGTAATTACTAAATCTCTAAAAGATATAATGTCTTTAAGAGCATTTAATATATATGCTATAGCACCACAGTCTGAGAATACGCAACTACCTGAGAAATCAATACCTTGGTTAAAGGAAAGATGGGATAAAATTCTTATCTATTATGATAACG